CTGACAGGTGCATCCCTGGACGCCCGCGACCGCGGCATGAAGCAAACCACCTCCCTGCAGTGGGACAACGTGTACCTGAACGCCGAGGAGATGGCGGTCATCATCCCGGTCGCCAAATCGTTGCTCGACGACCTCGACTACGATTTCTGGACTCAGGTCAAGCCGAAGGTCACCGAAGCCTTTGGCGTGGCACTCGACGAGGCCATCTTCTTCGGTAACGGCGCCCCGGCGACGTTCCCGACGGCCATCGTCACGGCCGCCAGCGCGGCGGGCAACCTGCTGGTGGTGGGCGCCACCGCTGGCCAGGATTACGTCGGTGACGTCAACGCCGCGATGGGTCTGGTCGAGGCCGACGGCTACGACGTCAGCGGCTTCTGGGCACGCAAGCAAGTCAAGGCCAAGCTGCGCGGCATGCGGACCACCACCGGCGCGCTGCTGCTCATGGGCGACGACGTCGGCCCGCAGGCGGCGGTCAATACGGGCACGCTGTTCGGTGAGCCGATCGTCTTCAGCAACGCCGGCCTGGTCGAGTTCGGCACGGGCGCAACTGGCTACTCGATGATCGGCGGCGAGTGGGACCAGGCCATGCTGGCCATCCGCGAAGACATCAGCATGGAAATGTTCGACACCGGCGTCATCACGGACGCTTCGAACGTGATCCAGTTCAACCTGATGCAGCAGGACATGGTGGCGCTGCGCGTGATCGCTCGCTTTGCCTGGGCCGTGCCCAACCCGGTCAACCGCCAACAGCAGACGACCGCGTCCAGGTACCCGTTTTTCGCACTGCAACAGAAGGCAGCTACCGGCGGCGAGACCTAGCCAATGCCGGGCGCGCGTGCCTACAAGAAGCCTGTCAGCAAAGCCCAGGCCAGGTTCTTTGGTGCCGCAGCCGGGGGCGAGGTCCCCGGCTTCGATCCCAAAGAGGCCCAGAACAAGCTCAAGGGCACCAATGAGAAGAAGCTGCCCGAGCGCAAGAAGGGCAAGAAGTAATGTCCCGCGTCATCTTTCTGACCGATGTACCCGATGCGAGCGTGCCGACCACCATCTACGGCAAGGACCACCAGGCTGACATCACCGACGAGGCCTGGGTTCAGGCACGCGTCCGCGAAGGCAAACTGGCGCTGATGGGCGCCGCGATCCGCCAGTCGAGCGTCTCGCCTCTGGGCACCACCACGGCGACGGTCAACTGGTACGTCGATCAGCCGTGTACCGCGATGAAAGTGGATTACGGCACAACGACTGCCTACGGTTCGTCCCAGGCCGCCACGCCGGCGGCTGGTAGCGGTGCGATCCTGGCCAACCTGACGGGTCTGACGACGGCCACCACGTACCACTACCGCATCTCGGTCACGGTCGGTACGGCGGTCACCCTGTCGGCTGACCTGACGTTCAGGACGAACTAGGAGGCAGTCATGCCAGAAGTTCGATTGTTGGTCCCGATCGCCGATCAGAAGGGCAAGGAGCACGCGGCTGGCGAGGTCATCCACGTCGACGACGACACCGCGGAGGCCTGGCGCGCGGCGGGGAAGGTTTCCTTCACGAGCGAGGAAAAGGCCCAGATGAACCAGGCCGGCCACTACTCCGACGTGGTCGGCCGCTCCGACGTCGGTCAGCCGAACCCTGGCGGCAAGATGCCAGGCCCCCAGGCCGAGACTGAGGACGACGAGGACGACGACAAGTCCAGGAAGGGGAAGAAATAATGGCCAGAGTCCGATTCCTGGCGCCAGCCGGCGACCCGCGCCCCGGCCAGGAGGGCATCGTGTACGGTCCGCAGCACGAGACCGACTTCGGTGACGAGGACGTCGACTACGTCATGTCCTTGTGGCGGGAGGGCAAGGTCGAGATCCTCGATTCCACCGGTCTCACCCCACCCGCCGGCGACGCGGGCACACAATCGAAGACCAAAGCAACCGAGGAGAAGCCGAAGGTCAAAGAGTGAGCACTACCCTGGCGGTTCTGGAGCAGGAGGTCGCACGCCGCGTCGGTCCGTTCTATACCCACTTCACGGACCGCCAGGTGCCGAATACGGCGCAGTTCACCTTCGTCAACGTGCCGACGCTGCGCAGCGAGATGGACCTGGACTCGGTCACCCACCTGTGGATGCTGCGGCGAGGGATCGATCGACTGCGACTGGTGGCCAACTACGACCCCGAAATGGGTCGCGTCTATCCTGACCGTCCCTGGAGCGGGATTCCCGTACCGGGCGAGGTCATCGAGTTCCACCATCTCGAGCCCGACCAGGAGCTCCGCCAGAGTGTGTACGCGGGCCTGCGGCGGTGTTACCTCCCAGACACCGTCCAGGCTCAGCCCACGCAGCAGTGGGGTGGTATCGACCTGACTGTCCAGTTTCCCTGGCTGACCGATCCGTGGCAGCTCAGCCGCGTACGGTATGGCTGGATGAGCCCGTACTTCCACGCGCCGTGGGACACCTACACCACGATGGGCCACCTGGTCCTGACGGGTACGCACGGCATGGCGCTGCCGATGGCGGTCTGGCTCGACGCGTGGCGCCCGGCCTGGTCGTGGGTGAACGCGGCCGAATCCACCACCGGTCCGCTCCTCGACGACGACGTGCTCGAGGTCGACCTCGACTACGCCGCGAGCGCGGGCCATATCGAGGCGTGGCACCACTTCCCCGCGCGGATGGCTGCTGCGGCAGCGAGCACGCTGCAAGCGACGCGCGAACAGGCGGCGGGCGAGTTCAGCCGGTTGGCGAACGTCTTCGGACCGCAACGTCCCCAGGAGATCGGCTTCAGCACGGTCGTGCGTGTCGGCCTCGGTGGTCACAGCACCTGGGTCAACGGTCCGTGGTAAGCGCTGCTGACCCGCGCGTCAACGTCAATCTATTGGCCGGTACGCCTGGCCCGCCCAGTTGGAGCCAGGGCCCACCGGGCCCAGCAGGGCCACAGGGCCCATTGGGGCCGCCAGGACCGGTCGGGCCTCCGGGCGTGCAGGGCATCCAGGGGATGACCGGGCAAACCGGGCTCGGCTGGATAGCTTCGACACAGGACCCGCCGCCGGGTAACACGGGCGACCCGGTGGGCACGCTGTGGTTCAACACCTTCAACCACCAGTTCTGGCTGCTGACGTCGACGTCGCCCAGTTACGTCTGGACTCTCCAGGGCACCCTGAATGGTCCACCGGGGCCGCAGGGTCCCATCGGTCCAGCAGGCCCCAACGGCTCGCCAGGATTGACCGGGCCGGCCGGTGCGCAGGGCGTGCAAGGACCAAAGGGCGATCCCGGCGTACAGGGTGTCGCGGGACCAAACGGTCCGAGTGGGCCGACCGGCGCCCAGGGGCCTATCGGGCCGACGGGACCCACCGGGCTGACCGGTTCGACTGGTCCCCAGGGGCCTATCGGCTTGACCGGGCCGCAGGGCACGACCGGCGCTCAGGGCGCGAGCGGCACAACGGGGTCTACCGGCGCGACCGGTCCGCAGGGGCCACCAGGTGCGACTGGCGCCACTGGCCTGACGGGTTCGACTGGTCCGCAAGGCGCGACAGGCCCAGCCTGGGCACCGACACCAATCACGATTACCGGGCGCCGAGGTGCCATTCGCACTGCTGTCCTGACTGACCTCCTGGCCGCGCTGGCGACGCAGGGCATCATCACCAACTCCACTACTGCCTGATGCCGACAAGAAGTAGTCGCGTCCGTCCGTGGCCGTGGGATCTGCGGCTCGCGCTCGAGGATCTGCCGATCTCGGGGCCGCACACGATCGGGGATTTCCGTCCGCTGACCATCGGCCAGTTACGGCCACGGCTGATCGGCAGCACGCGCCAGGCCAGCCCGCACAAGATCTTCCGCCAGGGGCTGATGCTGGTCCCGACCCAGGCCGGTCTGCTGGTGGGCAAGAAGCAAACTCCACTCAGTCCGTATTTCCCGCCTGCCCAGGACTACGACTCGGCGCCGCTCTACCACGAGCGGACGTTCATGTTCCGCCCCACCGGCGGTATGGGCGAGTCCGTTCAGAGCTCGGCGTCGGATCGGCGCTACCACTACGCGATGGACTGCTGGGTCACCGGCGGCCTGTTCGGCAAGGGACCGCTCACCCACCAGCTCGTGCCGCCCGCGACCGGGCCGATTCGGCGCTTCAACGAGGCATTGAACGCCGCGGGCACGCTCGCGCTGTTCGTCCTGGCCGGGCCGAGCGTGCTCGTGCGCGCGGACGACACCAACGCCGGCCAGACCGCGGTGATCACCCGTGCCGGCCAGGTCGCCACTGACGCGCAGCGCTTCAAGGGCGCCTATGCGGGTGCGGTCGACGCGCTCTACGTGGCGTGGAGCGACGGCACGCTGCAGGAGTACGCCAGCGGAGCGA